TATGCGTCTTATAAAAAAGATATGTCTTGTTATAACATCAAAGTAGTAGAGGATGGTATTGGAAAATATTATGGTTTTGAAGTAGATAAAAATAATCGTTTCTTGCTAGGAGATGCTACTATTACACATAATTGTGACCAAACAGCTCGTACAGTTATTGGTCCTGATCCAACTCTGAGAATGGGTCAGATAGGAGTTCCTGAAGAAATTGCAAGGACTTTGTCATCCCCTGTTCGTGTTACTGAGTTTAACATGGAAGAGCTACAAGCACTTGTAGATGAAGGAGAAGTAAAATCTTTATGGAAACCAGATAGCGATACTGTTATTGACCTTAAGCGATTTCGTAGAGGAACTCGTTTAATACATGGTGATATTATTCATCGTGGTGGTGAGATTATTAAAGTTGTTGATGGTAGAGAGCTTGTACAGGAATGTGATAAAATTGAGCGCGATGGAGAGTTTTTAACAAAATTGAAGGTTGCAAATCGCAAATATAAAGTACCTATTGGTTGGGTTGTAGATCGACCTTTGCAAAACGGAGATTATGTATTATTAAATAGGCAACCTACTCTTCATAAATCTAGCATGCTTGCTATGCAGGTCATGATCATGCCATTCAAGACGTTTAGAATAAATTTATCTGTTACTAGGGGATTTAATGCAGATTTTGATTAGGTTTACCTCTGTCAAAAACAGGAGGCCTGAAAAGGGTGCTACCTCCTAGTGAGTATTTCCTAATACTTGCAAAACACCTTGATGCGGGAAACCCCTTAGAGCCCTAACTACCACCCAGTATGTGGAAACACTAACTGGGGAACACGGTTAATAGCCGTACCCAATGGTAATAATGTTAGGGATTGGGCAATCCGCAGCGTTACTGCCTACGTCCGTTATGGAAGGATATGGCAGGCGTTCAGAGACTGCACGGGTGTTGGTCGATAATGATGGACTACCAATCCTGAATCGGCTTAAGATACAGTCCGACCCTATGTGAAAGCATAGGGAGATCATCGGGAGATGAAATGAATATACATGTACCGCAATCACTTGAGTCACAGGCAGAACTTAAATATCTCTCTGCTGCACAATGGAATATGATTTCTCCACAGAGTAGTAAACCAAATATTGCTATTGTTCAGGATTCTCTTCTTGGTGCATACAGAATGACTATAAATTCAGTGAAACTAACATCTGGTCAATTTTTCAACATTGCAATGTCTCTTCCTCGTGCTCCCTGGTTAAAGACTCCGATTACAAAGACTAATCGGGTTGTTCTATTTGGAGTAGATTCTAATAGAGAACAATGGGTGAGAACTGAAAATAGAAGGAGCGTTCGCGGAGAAACTACTGACAATGTAATGTCTCCAGAAGAAATTATGTCTAGAATACAGCACATACGTCGAATTTTGAAAGAAAAGGGAAAGAAGATTCAGTGTTTTAACGGACACGGCCTTGTATCTCTTTTTCTTCCGGAAGATTTTATATATGAAAGAATCAATGATGCAAATCCTAAGGAACCAACAGTTAAAATATGGCGGGGTGTGATGTACGAAGGAACTCTAGATAAAGCAATTATAGGGGCATCTCATAGTTCTATTCATCATTTGTTACACAAAGAATACGGTCCTGAAACAGCATCTTACTTTATAGACTGTATACAGTTCACTACAAATCAGTATCTTCTTATAGATGGTTTCTCTGTTGGTTTAGGAGACTGTTTAATTCCGCAGATTGTGAATGAAAATGGTGTTACAAAAGAAGAAGAAATCAGAGATGTTGTTAGAAAATGTTATATTGAAGCGGAGGCGATCAAACAAGCAACTTCTCATCCTAGCATACGAGAAATTCGAATAAATGCATCACTAAATAAAGCTAAAGATATTGGTTTGAGAATCGCAAAAGAAGCGCTTTCAGAGGATAATAACTTTCTTTCAACAGTTCTATCTGGAAGTAAGGGTGATTTTTTCAACATAGCACAAATTACTGGTTTACTTGGACAACAAAATCTAAAAGGTCAAAGAGTTCCTCTTCTTATGAATCATGGAAAGAGATCTCTTCCACATTATCCATTTGGAGATCTAGAGCCTGAAATGGAATATGAATCACGTGGTTTTATAAGTAGAGGATTTCTTCGTGGATTAAACCCTCGACAATTTTATTTTCATGCAATGTCTGGTAGAGAGGGTGTTTGTGACACTGCGATGGGTACAGCAACTTCAGGATACATGCAAAGAAGAATAGTAAAACTTACAGAAGATATGAAAATACAAAATGACGGAACTGTCAGAGATACTCCTGGAAAAATATATCAAATGGCGTACGGACAAATAGGATTTGATCCAACGTGCACTGTCAAGGTAAAGAATGATCAAGAAATGTGTGATATTTCAAGAATGGTTGCTCGTCTTAATATGAAAGAAGAGATAAAAACTAAATAAATTTGATACATTTTAGCATAAAAGAATAAATAAAGTAAAATTTATTATCATAAATTTTACTTATGTATTTTTCCCGTCATCATTTAGTAGGACCAATTGAGATTCAGCTTTTCTACATTTATTGAGTATATTTTACGTTTTAATTCCTTGTTTCCAAAAATTCATTCTTTATTCTATTCAAACTCTAAAAAAATTGAATTTTTAGGAAGATATCAAAAAATTAATACAGAAATGACTACACAAATTGAACTGGGCAAAGTTACCTCGTCAGACGATTCAGACGCTCTAGAAAAAATACGAAACGCTCTTTGGGTAGCAGATGACTCAGATTATTGGCAAACAGGCATGCTCCTTGAAAAAGGAGCCTCTTTAGGAGATTTTGTATGCAAATTTAAGTTAGGAATATGGCTAGAGTCTATAGATCCTACGAAAAGCATAGATATTTTTGAAGAGCTCTTGATTACTCCGGACTTGAGATTTGATGACAAATCATCGATTCATTTTCACTTGGGTAAGTTATACATATCTCGTTACAATTGGATAATTGCATACAAGCACTTTAGTGATGCATACGCCATTGGTGATGCTAAGATTGCTATGGGTATATTAAAGCACTTTGGTCTAGTTGGAATTCCAGATACCAGAAAAGCAGTTCAATGTCTTGACGAGGCTGCTCGAAGATATCACTATTCAGAAAAAGAACTAAGAGACATATGCGATCGTTTTTCTACCGAGTTCAAAAAGCAACAAGAGCAAGAACAAAAAATCAAGATGCAAGCAGCAGAAATTGAATCTCAAAGAGTAAAGATTGAACAACTGGAACGTCAACTTAAGTATATGCGTCATAATACACATCTGTGTAAATAAATTATCTTTGTAACTTTTGCATGTGTTGCCATACAAAATAACATCAAAAAGATGTTATTTTCAAAATCTTTAAAATTAAATATTTAAACATAATCCGTCCAAGACGGACGAATGTCTGCCAAACTTTTCAAAAAACAACCTGTTCATACTTTCGATCATTTTTCTGAAACTTTCTTTGGACGGATTATGCTTAATTATTATAACTGAGAGAAGATATTGCTATAAAATCAGAAAGTTGTTATAATTTTATGATTGCACAACTAAATATATTATAAGCTTTTGCAATTTTAAAAATAACTTCTTACAATTTTTACCAAGATATATGAATCATAATCAGTCAAAGTGATTATGATTCATAAGAGAACTTCAGTACTAAAATATTTTCTGACAGACTATTATAAATTGTCTAAAATAAACATTTAGATAATCCTATTATATCAAATAATAATACAAGAAGAGTTTGTTTTGGTATTAGAACTACGTGTTAGTTGTTTTGGTATGTACATTATAGGAGTATATTCTTCTTCATCAAGATATTTAGAGTAAATCATATTAAAATCAGAATCTTGCCTGATTTTAAGTTCTGCGTAAGTAAATGCTTTGCATAATTTTATAGATATAGGGTGCTTCTCATACGTTTTACTATCATTAGATGATTTTTTAACAGCCCAACCAAAATCAATTAGAACTAATTTTCCATGTTTATTAATCATCCTATTACATGTAGATATGTCTAAATGTAACCATCCATATTCTTCTATTTTTTTCAGAGCATATTCCATTTCTTTACTTCTCATACCATAACATTCACTCAATTTTTCTATTAAAAGATATCCATTTCCATTGAAAATCCAAGATGCATATAATTTAGGAACTACTCCTTTATCTTTTAGTAAAATTTGTTGTAAATCTGTGAGTGCTTTCATTTCTGAAAAAAAAAGTCGATTCGCTTTTTGTATTTTAACAGCATATTTAGAATCACTTCTGGTATAAACTTTACCTGCGGCGCCCTCACCTGCTTGTTCCCAAACGTCCGATTTGCTTATATCAGATGAACATTCTATTGCTATTTCAATTAATTCCTCTGGAATACCGATCCCTTCAGGAGAAATGTTTACTTCTTCAAGACTATTTATATCATATTTCTGGTTTTTCATTTACATATTATTAATAAAATATTTTATTTTTAGAATCAAATTTTGAAAACAATATTTTAGTAAAATATTATTTTATCATTAAAAGTTTAATTGTAATCAACATCGTCGTCATCATATTCTTCTTCCTCTTCCTCTTCTTCTACATCTTCATCTTCAAGAACTTCTTCGTCGCTTTCTAATACTTCATCTTCTTCATAATCAAGTTCATCGACCTTCACGTCTTTTAATTCTATTTTCTTATCAAGATTATCTGGAATAACATATTGAAATTTCCACTGGTTGCAGATATCAATATCATCTGGAGTGAGATCATCTATTGAACCATCATCATTCTGCTTTCCAATAGCCTTTTTAGTCTTCTTATCGAAAACAAGAGAAGTATCTGAGTGTTCATGATTTCCATGTTGATTTCTACGAATAGCAACAGTTGGTATAGAAGAAGTCAATTTCTTTGCGACAGGAGTTAAAATATTCTTGGTGTCTTCCGTTTTCTTTGTTTCTTTCTTTGCAACAGGTGGCTTTGAAGAAGAGCCACCTTCCTTACCCAAAAGATAACCAACGAGTTGTTCTTTTGTACCAGTGCATTTCAGAGCCTTTTCACGACAAAGGGCCTGTAGTTCTGCCTTCTTATATTGTGACAATGTAGCTTCATCAACATCAGAAGACTTTTTCACGGTCGCAGTAGCTGTAGCTTTTACTCCGGTATGCGAAGTACCATTCCACTCTGCCAACATTTCAGCTGGATCTAAATTATACTTAGACGCAATCTTTTGAATAAAATTATTAATGACTTCATTTACAGCTTTCGTTACGCTTTGATTCAACGACATTTTTGATTTTATCATCGGCAATTATTCCTTAAACCTCAATTTTTATTTTTAGCCTTTGATTATACGTTTTTACAACTGATCGTTGATAATAAGAATTAGCGATCGTTATAATGAACAATTTTAATTTATTTCAATCTTCTGGTCTATCAAATAAGATAGCAAATTAGCTCTGACCAGAGAAAAAATTTACACGGTTTCTTTTAAGTTGTGCCGATATTTTAACAGTATTGCTTTTAATAAATTTTACAGCTTCTCCTATATCTATTGCGAGCTGATCAACATTTTGATCTTTGAACTCTTCAACCGATTTCAAAAAGTCTGCAATTAAGTCTTCGTGAGGTGAAAATTCGCTACCTGAATCATTTCCGTAATCGTCACCGTTGTTACTTTTCTCATCACTACTCGGATGAAAACTGAGAGCATTATCACTTTCTTCATCTACCGGAACAAAAATCGGAACACCCTCTTCTTCTTCTTCTTCTTCTTCTCTTTCATCATCACCTTCTTCTTCTTCCTTACTAGTAAATTTAATGTTAACTACTGTTTCTAAAATAATTGAAGTAGCTGCTCTTACCTCATCGTTTGTTATATTTATTTTCTTACTATTATTTTCTTTGTTAAAACGAACAATTCCACAAATTAAATTGACAAGAGCTTTTATAATACAATTATCGTATTCGTTAGAAACAATTCGTGTGCACTTTATTCTTTGAGAAGTTAATATTTGAACACGTCCTATCTCACTGCTAATATCTTGAATTTTCGCATCTTTCTTACTAAGATGCATAATTAAATGATAAATTACTGCCGAAATACGTTTCCACAATATCTCAACTACTTCATCACTAGCAAATTCCATTCTATTGCACTTTTTCACAATATCAACAAAATATTTAGGGACGGGTGCCTTTATTTCGTGCGCGATTCCATAAACATGGGAACATGGTTGATAAATATTATCTAGTACATCAGATACAAACTTTGGAGACTTATCAACTGATGTCTCTGTTTTAAACTTTTCTTTCACATAATTTTTTATAACCATTAAAGTTCTACAAGAATCACTCACTCGTCTTACTACCCAATCTTTCATAAAAGAATTTTTATTCAAGATCCATGTAATATCATTAACTGTCAGTAATCCGATTTCTTGTGTTTTCCTTTCTTGAATAACTCTATCTCTAATCTGCATCAAGAGTTTTCCGGCTATGTTTTTACCAGATTTGTCACTCCCAATACCTAGAATAGGATCGTTTGGATCATTAAAGACTAATTTTGATTTTCCAGTTGCCAGAAGAAAATCTTGCATCTGTCTTGATTTAAATTTTTCTTCTAGATTTTCAGTTGCATATTTTACCAAATTTATCTCATAAACTTCTTGTTTCTTTTGTTCATAAAGATTTAGAGATTCTCTAGGATCGCGGAAACTATGCCTTGACAAAGGAAGATTTGTAGATCTTTTTTCTACCAAGATATAAGATCGTGGATTTGGTACTCCTATTTGTCTCAATAGCTCTTCCACAAAATAGTGATATACTGTCAGATATCCGAAACTGTTGATATTTAGCATGGGTTCGCAAAAACTTAAAGGACCGAATGGAATATACTTAATATGATTATTGTATTTTGGATCATAATTAGAATCTGCTACTGGTGGTAAAACATAAATTATATCTGTTGGTAAATTTTTATTAGAAAACTCTTTTTTATCAGCCTTTTTATCCAAAAATAATGGAAGTTCATTTAATTTCTCAATCTCTTCTTCCGTTGGAATATAATATTTTCTGAAACGATCATCAATTTTCTTTGATAAGCTCTCTGATAACATACCACTTTCATAAAGATCAAAAAGTCTCTGTTCTAAGTCATATGCCTGATCTTTAAATTTTTGAGTTGAAAAATGCTGGTCCTTGGCTTCTTCATATTGTTCTAAAGGAACACCTTTCTTCTCAAGAAGATAATCTGCATACATATTAAAAATTAACCTTCTCTTTTCTCTGCTTCTTAGAATACGTATTTCTTGTAACATATTTTTTCTTATAAAGTTTGCTATATTGTCACGATTGTCTATATAAGGTTTTAATCGATTAAAGTGTTGTTTTTTAAGATCTAAAAAATCTTCTTTCGACAGACTGTATTCTTGAAGTTCTTTTATATTCAGTAAATCTACAATTTCTTTAAGTGTTTTTCCTACATATAAATGTAAATCATCTCCGTCTTTTAGGGCAGAGGTTAATTCTCTTTCCACCAAATACACATCGTACGTTATTGACAATTCAGTTTCTTTATCTGTTTGATTTTGAATCTTATTCATTTCTACACGTAATTTGTTTCGTTGTTGCTCTAGGAGTATTCCATACAAATTTTGTCCTTTGTTGTTAGAACCTACACCTAATAAAGGGTTGGGAGATAAATAATATATTTTCCCGTTTCCTGTAGATAAAAGAAGGTTTTTTAGAACAGGATTATGAAACATAGCTTCAATACCTTTTGTTAAAGCTGCTTTTATTGTCTTATTCTCTTGTTCTTTGTATCTCTCGTTGTAATTATTACTAAGAATCCCAAAAGGTTTATCACCTGGATTGAAAATTTTAATCTCTTTAGCCATTTTTTGTTAATGCAAATGTTTTTTCATACTATAAAAATTTACTTTTGAAAAGTAAATTATGAATTTTTGAGTTAAAAAATTATTTTAAAAATAATTTATTTAGAAACTCACAAACAAGTATTTTGTGATTACAATAGTTATAAAAACTTATTTTAACTTTTTATATTTCAACTTAAATGTAATTTTACCATGTGATAAAATATATGAGCGGACTACTTTTTCTTACGTCTGACGACTTTAACATTCAGCGTGGTGTTAAAGGGCCTATTATGTGTACAAGTATACAAGGATTCTCTCTAATTTTGTTCTATTCTACGGAATGCAATCATTGCCAGTCTCTTATTCCAATTTTTAAGCGTATGCCTGGTTCAGTTGGTGGATGCCAGTTCGGTATGATCAATGTCAGTCATAATAAACAATGTGTAATATTATCTAGAAATACAATAGCACCAATCAAGGTTGTACCATATATTGTTCTTTATATTAATGGAAAGCCTCATATGCGTTATGATGGTCCTTATATAGCCGAAGAGATCGGTCGTTTTATTGTGGAAGTATCTCGAAGTGTGCAAAAGCAGGAAAGCTTAGAAAAAGACGATAGAATTAAGCAGGATCCCAAGGGTGGAATACCGGCTTATACTATTGGTCATCCACTGTGTGGTCCAGATGATAAAGTATGTTATTTAGAGTTTGACGAAGCTTATAGCAATGATAATGTTGGTCCAGAACGTGCAAAAACACGCCAGCAACTACCTCAGCAATCTGGTATGGGTCAATCTGGAAGAGGTGGAGACCAATATGGCGGTATGCAAAATTAAATTTGAGTTAAGAGAACAAATCATTTTAGAAATAAAAATGACCGTCTTTCCACTTTTTGATAGTTTAAATAAAGACATTCCAAAAAAAGATTTATCTGTGAAAGAAAAAGAAGAATTTATCAATAAGATTCAAGATATTGATGATTCCGGTAGAGATCTTATATATGCATTAATACAATTTTATCACAATGAAAAGGAAAAGGATAAATATTCCGAAAAGCTTCCGTATAAAGGAATAAGAGATTCTATATGTAAAGGAAAAGAAGATATGACTTGGTGTTTTACTGATTTTCCTGTAGAACTTAGGCATATCCTTTACAAGTTTATCAAAATACATGTCCAAAGTATGGAGGAAGAGAAAGAACGTCGTACTCGGGTACTCTAGATCTTTTTCTGAGAATCATCCATATTATAATTATACTCAGTATGAATATAAAAATCATACTAAGTATCAAAAAATTAGATTTTCGTCCAGATGGGGGAGTCGTACTTAATGGTTCTATGTCATTAGTACCTAATTTAAGATATTTACATACACCCCAACAATTAGGATCTCGTCCGACCGTTACGCCCTTGTAAAGTCCCATTTTACCCATTTTTTCCATATCTTTTATAAGAACTGGTTTACAATCTCTTCCATCACAATAATATCCTACCATTTTAGAATTTAGAGAAAATTTTGTTGTAAATTTTTCATTATTAAGAATATCTTCTATATTTCCAGTTACAAGTTGCAATGGTTCACCTTCCTGTTCCATAACAACTATTGAACTTCTATTATCATATGTTATAGCGAAGAAGTCACCGTAGGTAACTATATCACCAATTTTTTTTGATGTGTCGAGAGGAATAAGTTCAAAACTTTTTTCTTTTGTGTAAAATATTTCAGGATTTAATTTCCAAGATAATTTATTTTCATATGAAACACTTGCTAATAAATATGTACCGGGTGTTGATATTTGTATTTCGCTTCCGTAGCGTACAGGAATATATTTATCTATTTGAACGGATGTTGTGACGGATTGTAAGAACTGCAAATTGTGTTTTCCATCCTTAGATAAATAAATAAGTTCTGGTTCCCCATTCATTTTTGAACAGCCAGCTTTAACAAAAGTTCCGCTATTTGGATCTGTTATATTTAAAATATCTTTAAAAAACACAACATTAGCCTCTTCAGGAGGAAATGAAAAAATGTCGGTATTGACAAAAGTAGATATTTTTACTTTAGAAAGTTCCGGATATGTCTCTTTTTTTTTCAAACGATGAATCGGGTTCAAAGAAGGTCTATCTGATTTTTTTATAGAAGAACATATTGTTTTTCCGCTTTCAAATTCTATATGATACCCAACACCACATGATAACTCGCATTGATCAATACATTCATTTAATGTTTTACCTGTTTCACATATACCTCTAACTGTATCTCTACAGTTAGAGATCGTCATTGTATCGAGAGCTGTTTCTGGCCAAACAACCCATTTATTTTTATACAACCAAGGTTTTGGCAAATTTGAATTCTTCATACTATTTTACTTTAAGTAAAGATTATATGGTGAATATATAGTTTTATACTTTCAAGTGATTAATCTAAAAGAAAGTATGTAGAACTTTAAAAATAGTATGGTTGCGTTTTCACAGATAAACAAAATACAAGCAGATACATCCGTAGTTTTTAGAACTCCTATAGAATGTGACGAGGTACTTGTAAGGACAGGATGTTCGGCAGAATCTTCATCTTTTTTTCACTGTATACTTCATTCGTATTCGAAAGATTATTGTTCTATGAAGCAAAAAGACCGATCAAAGCTTTTCCGCGGTCTTCGTTCAAAACTTCAAAGTACAATAGATCGTAAAAGCTGGGAAGAACTAGAACACGGAATTACATCATCAAACTCTTTTAAAGAAAATACAATTGATATTCTTCTAAACTGTTATCGTTTCTTTAAAGAAGATCCAAAAGCAAAAGGTAGTGCTACACATCGTGTAATTAAAAATTTGGTTGGAGATAGTGAGAAAATACTTGGTATTTGTAAATTAATCACTGAATTAATACCTTTTACAGATGTTTTTAAAGAGAAAATTATAACACCTGTTTTTGAAAAGAACAAAACTCAAAAAATATCTATTATACGAGATGGAATAATCAAGGAAACATGTTCTTATATAAAAAATAACAAAGAGCTTAAGGATATTTCCCCTGATAAATCAAAATACATTTATGATTTAACAGAAAAATTTATAACATATGTTCTAAAAGAGGCTGACGAACAAGCATTCAAAAATTTTAAAGACGACTCCGATAAACTACTCAGCGATGTAAATACTTTTAGTATTTCCTTGCTATCTAAACTAATTGAACGTGATATATATATATTAGATTCAACTAATAGAATGCCTTATTTAGACCCACAGACTGTAGAAAATCTAAAACGAAGAAAATCTATCGTTGTAGTTTGTATCAGAGAAGGAGAATATGAAGTAATTGGTAAATTGATGGATAAAAATAATATTAATCACGAATTTGAACATTCAGATCCTATTATAGAAAAAATGCATACTTTTCTGGTAAAACAAGAAGAAATTAGTAAGAAAACAGACAATCTATCTGAAAATGATGACAGTTCTTCTAGTTCAGAAGAAGAATCTGATTAATTTTTATACATTTGTATGTATAAAAATTCACGTCTAAAATATATATTGTCAAATAGAAAATGGAATTAGACATTACAAACTTTCTTCTGAAATACCCAAATATCAATCAGTTTGAAGATGATATTTTAAATCCGTATGAAGAAGATTTCTATGAAGCGATATATAAGAAGAAAGAATTTTATGATGTTCGTCTAGAAGAATTTGAGCAAGTTCCGGATAAAGTGGGAACACTCATGAATCACCAAAAACTAATCTCTAGATTTCTCTCCTCTAATACTCTTTATGATGAGCTTTTGCTCTTGCACGAGATGGGTTCTGGCAAAACATGTTCAGCTGTCGGAGCGATAGAACAAATTAGACAAGAAGGAAAGTTCAAAGGAGCACTTTATCTTGCAAAAGGTGACGCTCTTATAAATAATTTTATGAATGAATTAATCTTTAAATGTACAGATGGACGTTATATACCTGATGGATATACAGACCTCAGTGAATTAAAAAAGGTGCATCGAACCAGAAAAGCAATTGAAGATTATTACAAAACAAATACGTTTGAGACTTTTGCTAAAAAAATCAAATCCTATACGACAAACAGAGAATTGTCAAAATGGTGTCAAGAAGAAAATTTTAACAATAATGTTATTATTATAGACGAGGTTCATAATCTACGTATGAAGGCACAGATAGAAGAAGATGGTAAACAAACTAACATAAATGTATACAAAGAGTTTTATCGATTCTTACATATAGTAAAAGATTGCAAAATTTTATTAATGTCTGGAACCCCGATGAAAGACGGAGTAGAAGAGATAGCATCTGTTATGAATCTTATATTGCCACCTACAGATAATCTTCCAACTGGTAGTGAGTTTGTCAATAACTTTTTTGATAAGAAAGGATATATTCTTTCTGTAAAACAATCTGCTATAACAACACTGAAAAAAGCGTTCAAAGGTCGTGTATCCTATTTGAAATCTATGAGATCTAGTGTAGAAAAAGTTTTTCAAAGAAACGGTAGAGACAAAACTCTTAAACAAATGATAGTGTTTGGAGATGAGATGAGCGAATTTCAAACTATGTATTATGAAATCGCGTATCAGAGAGACGGTGGGCAAAATAAGGGAGTTTGGGCAAACTCCAGACAGGCATCTCTTTTTGTTTTTCCGGATGGTTCATTTGGTAAAGACGGATTTGATAAATATATAGAGAAAAAAGCTGTAAAATCTGTAGTAGAAGAAGGCAAAGCTAAAAAAACTAAATATTCATACTCTCTCTCATCTAAGTTGATTGATGAAATCATTAAACCAGGTGAAAAAGAGACTGAAGCTAATATGTTAGAAAATATAAGACGTTTTAGTAGTAAATATGCATCTTCGATTGCAATCATTCTAGATGCTCGAGAAAAAGATAAATCAGTATTCGTTTATAACGAATTTGTCACCGGTTCCGGTCTTATACTATTTGGATTACTATTACAACTTTTTGGTTTTTCTAAAGCTAGAGGAGTAGAAAAAACAGCAAAATATAGATATGCAACTCTAACAAGTCAAACATCTACAGATAAGGAAATTGGTCTTATAGTAGATCGTTTTAATAAACCAGATAACATGCACGGGAAAATAATTAATGTCATAATTGGCTCTCGTAAAATATCTGAAGGATTCACTTTTAAAAATGTACAAATAGTAGATATTCATACTCCTTGGTTTAATTACAGCGAAACTTCACAAGTCATCGCTCGTGGGCACAGACTTGGTTCTCATAAAGATTTGATAGATAATGGTATAGACCCGTCATTGAATATTTATCAACGTGTCTCATTTCCCAGAAATAGAATGAATAGCATTGATCTAGATATGTATAAGATGTCAGAGAATAAAGATATTTCTATAAAGGGTGTTGAGCGTATCATAAAAGAGTCTGCATGGGATTGTGCGCTTTCCTATAATCGAAATCTTGTAACAGGGTTTGATAATAAAAGAGAGTGTGATTATACAGATTGTGAATACACATGTGATGGTATTCTTGGAACACCTCCGAATGAACCATTTGAATTAGATCATTCTACATTTAACTCTTATTATGATGAACAACACATTAAATTAATCATAGACCGCGTAACAGTTTTGTTTAGTGAACACTTTAGACTCGACATTGATACATTAACTGATAATTATTTTCAGGAATTTTCAAAGTTTGAGGTTGTCTCAGCTTTACGATTAATGATAAACGAAAGTAAGAGAATAATAAATAAGTATGGATTTCCATCTTATCTAAAGGAAAATAATAATATTTTTTTTCTTGTTGATAGTTTATCAGGATTATCTACTGATTACTACACAGAACACCCTCATTCAAATATATTAACAACTTTTGATGAAGTAATTATCCCTTTGTATAATGCATCTCTTCCAGAAATCATTTATCTGGTGAAAGATGCAAGAGTTTTAGAAGATATAAGAAAAATAATGATACGTCTACCTGAAAAAGTTCAAGAATACTTTATTGAATCTAGTATACAGAGAACACTAATCGGTTTGGATGACCCAGAGAACCCGGAAATCAAAATAGCAAATCTTATACTAAAATATTTTGAAAATAGTTTTAAGAAAATTAACGATGTGTGGGTTTCAAATCATATTCAAGATAATCTGAGATGTTTTGATGAAAAAGTTGGATCTTGGGAAGATTGTGATGATAAATACTTAGAAATTATTGAAAAACAAGGTGAACAATTTCAAAAATGGTTAGAAAACAGTCCGTATGGATATTATGGATTGTATAATCCAACGACTAAACTCTTTTGTCTTCGTAATGTAAAGGACAAATCAATTTTGACTGGACGCGGTCATAAAAAAACATCTGGTCAGGTATGTACAACATTTAACCACGAAGAGTTTATGAGTAACATACTTGATATATGGAAACTACCTATTCCTAATTTAGAAGAAATAGAACTAATTCAAGATGATTTGGATGTAAAAATGCCAAAAATGATAAAGATACGTGAAAAGATAGATACAATGAAAAAAGAGCAAATAATAAAAGAGATTCAAAGAAAATCAACAGTTAAAAATCGACCTCATATTATGTCTGAAACAGAACAAGAGTTAAAACGTATAATGTTTTGGGGATACCAGACAAAAGAAGACATATGTTCTTATCTGCATAGTTGGTTTAAGAATAATAAATATTATATTGTAAATGATAGTTGCGGTGCTTCAAATAAACCTAAACCTAAATAAGATTAGTCAGAAGTAAGATTTTGATTAAAAATATATTATAAAATAATTTTATAATATAAACTTAATTATCGTTTTAACTGAAAATAAAGTAAAAAACATTGTTTTTGATAAATATTCTACTTTTTGGAATTATCCTAATTTTTTGCACAACTTCCTTTAGTATACGGAGCTGTTCCGCTACTAGAAACATACAAATTTATATGAATCCAGCTCCGTAAAGGAACTTCTAAACCATGTGTAGCTCCATGGTAAGAAGTAAATCGAGGCTAGAAA